CTCCTCACTCACATCCACTGTCCTCACCCGCTGGATGACGCTCCAATGACCAGCCAACCTGACAGCCTCCAAAAGGTGGCCCTCAAGGTAAAGTGTTGGGTCTCGGAAGTCCCGAACATCCGCTAGGAGTTCTACGGCCCGCTTATAGTAGGCTTGCAACACAGGCAAGCCCACTGCCAGATATAACTCCCCCTGTGCAACCGCTTTCAAGACCCTAAGTCCATGATAACGGTCAGCATAGTGCTTATAGCCACTAAAAGCACAGCTCAACTGCTTGTGGAAGTCCCTAACCATAACATAGTGACTCCCGTTGAACACAGGTTGGCTTTGTCCAAAGACACAGCGCTCCAAGGTGGTCTCAGGCTTCTCGACTTCCATCTCCTGCGCGGAGACCCTTGAAACAAGGGCTCCGAACTGCCGACGAAGCAGCTCAGATTCCTGTCCTTCCACAAAGAAAAGACAGTTATCCCCATCAACGAGAAGGTCGTACCTGCAGGGGTGGGTCCTGGTGTAGATACCCATGACCGCCCTGCACACTGCCAGCATGACCAAGGTGTTCCCAAGGCCGGTGTTATAATCACCACTGGCACGAGAGCCTTCGCGGTAGAACTTGGTTCCGCACAGAGTCCGCCCCTTCAACTCCAGTTGGTGTTTCAGGAGGGACTTCAGCTTCTTATCGCCACTATGCGCTGCCAAGTACACACCGTGCTCGCGGTCGAGGTCACGCCTTGTCACATGTGCCTCAAACCGTTTGCCATCCACCTCAAATACCACTGCCCCATCTCCGATCGCCTCCATTTTGCGCTGCAACAATGCCGCGCGGCTACGCGGTCCCAGTCCTTTCCCAACCTGCCGGAGGGCAGGCATTCCAGGGCACTGGTTAACCAAGGCCTTCCAGAGAAATGCCTCCACAGGGTGCAAGTACGTTGCCAACTCCAGATTGAATCGTGCCGACCTAGCCATAATCATCCTAGGCTTGGTGGGACTCTTCTTCAAGGGATTAACCTTCTCCCCTTTGAC